GCTCGAAAAACACCTCATTGGTCGGGGTGCACAGGATCAGGCTCGGCGAGAGTCCGAGGTACGAAGTCCCGGCCACGTCGGTCTGACGCTGGAGCAGCAGTCGCAGGGCCCGGGCCACCGCGGCGGCGGTCGCGACAGTCGTAATGGTCGTGGTCGAGGTGTCGAGGTTCGCGTGCGTGGAGTGGAAAAGCGCAACACCGTCGTTTAGGTTGCCGTTGGTCAGCAAGACCTTAACCGCAAGCTGGTTGATGGTGCGCGCCCACGCCCGGCCGTGCATCACGGGGATGGTGCCGAACGCGCTCAGGTCATCGTTGATGATCGCCTGGCGGGTCACGCCGAAGATCTTGCCGTAGGTCGCGAGCTGCAGGCTCTCTTTCTTCTCGGACAGGCTGTACTGCGGGAAGTCGGCACCCTCGGGTACCAGTTCCAGCACGCCGGCTTCGGAAAGCAGCATGCGGGTTGCGGCCTTGAAGTCACTCAGCGAACCGCGGCGCGCCCATGCCTTCCAGGTGGTCGGGGCGTTGGCGTACGCGGCAAGCAGTGCCTTGCTGACCGAATTGGCCAGAATGTACGGGAAGTCACTCGTAGACGCGGTGAACGCACGGCCCACGATGTCTAGGCGATTCATGCCGCGCGTGCTCTGGCCGGTGGCGTCCACGCAAGCGCGCGCCAGGTCGAACAGGCTGAACCCGGCGTATTCGCGGGCCTGGTCCTTCTGGTCCTTGTTGAGTTCGACGGTCGCGCCGGAACGCAGGAGGATAGCCGACTGCATGCCATCGCGCCGGGAGTCGGCGGCATCACGCGTGACCGTGGCGCGGCCGGTGGTCCGGTGCGTGACGGCCAGGGCTTCGATGGCGCGGGCGTGAACCTGGGCCAGCGTGAGGTTTGCGTCACGCAGGATGCCGTCGCGCAGCGTGCGCATTTCGTCCATGCCGGCCCACGGGGAGAACGCGTCCATGATCTGCGCATTCGTCGCCAGCGCGGGCGCGGCGCTGGTACGGGTCAGGGCGCCGCCGTCACCGACGGCGATACTCTGGGACCCTTCCCCGGCAGACGTGGCAGCCTGCCCACTCGACGCGGGGGGGGGCGGGGTCAACTCCAGGAGCTTGGCGAGGACGGCGCGGGCTTCGTCGGCCGTGCCGTCGGGGTTCAGGCCGCGGGCGGTCGCAAAGGCGCGCGCTTCGTCGTCGGTGGCGGCATCCGCCAGGCCGATGCGGCAAAGCAGGGTACGAAGGTGCTTGTTCATGGCTTTCGGGTCTTTCCTGTTGTCGGTGGTGGTGGCGGGGCTCGCGGCCCCTTGTGTGGTGGTCTGCGACCGCGTGCCTGCCATCGGGTCCGCACCGATCGGCACAACAGAGCCCTCGACGGGCAGCCAGTCCGTGGCGACTTTCAGTGCCCGCGCCTCAGATGCAGCGTACGTCTGACCGTACGCCTGCACCGATTGGCCAGGCTCTGCGATAAGCGCACTGCGAACTCGATAACCAACGCTCCGTTGATCCAGGTGACCCTCGGCGGCCTTGCGAAAGGCGGTCGGTTCTGCCGCGCTCCAATGTTCGCGGCCAGTCAGTTCGTGATCTGAAGTGGTCAGATTGAGGATGCTTCCGAGTACGTCCCGGTGGGATTCGCGGCTGTGGCAGTCCAGTAGCGGGACTTTGCCGTCGCGCACTTCATCCAGGCGGCATGCCTGCATGGGGAGGATCTCGTCAACCATTTCCCATCGGTCCCAGTCCGCGACCAGGACGCGGGCGTCGGTGGCCAGCACGATGTCGATAGTCCGAGCCGCCTCGTTCGTGGTTGCAGGCGTAATGCCGGCCCGGCGCGAGGGCGGGGGCGCGCCGGACTCAGCGACACGCTTACGCAGCTCCACAAGCACCTGGTCGTCTGTCAGCCCGGCACGAAGCCCCGCCAGGAGTTCGGGATAGTTGCGGCGGATAAAATCAAGCAGCATGGGAATCGCCTCCCTTGGTAGTGACCACGGCAAGCAGTCCGCGCCCGCCGGTTGCGTCCGGCTTGGCGGTACGGAGATTCTGGTAGAGCTTCAGCCCAACGGCCTCGCCGAAATCCACTTCGGACGAAACTTGCTTCAGAAACTCTTGCCAGTCGCCGCCACGGCTTTCAATTTCGTCGCGGTATGTGGACAGCCCGGCGTCTACGGCCTGAACGGCGGCCGAGACTTCCTGCGATGGATTGACGCCCCATTCCCAGTGTGGTTTGGAGAACCGCGCGGCGTACTGATCCTGTGCGGTCGGGGGCTTCGGCATCTTCCCGAAGGCAAGCGCGGCGTCGATGAAGTCACGGTGCACCGGACGCTCGAGGTGTTCACAGACGAACGTGTGCACCGGTCGAATACGGCGGCGGGCTTCCTGGTTGGCCAGACGGCCGCCGGCATAGCTGGTCCCCTGGTAATCGCCGGACACCCACTCATAGGAGAAGCCGAAGCCGACCCCGATGCCCCTCAGCAGGTTGCGGGTCAGAGGCTCAAAGTCGTGATTCTGCGACGGCTGGAGCGCGGTTACACTTCCCTCGCCTACGTAGTGCATCATGCCGGGGGCGATAGGGCGCTTGGGATCCTCGCTCAGAGAAGTGGTTGCCGAAGCGCCGGGGATGCGCTTCAGCCCAGGGAGCCCGAGAGCCTTGCCGCCGCGCGGGCTGTCGGCCACGATCACGGCCACCGCGGCCTGCACCTTCCGGGCGATCATGGTATACTCGACAAGATCACGGTGGGTCCAGATACCCGACATGATCGGGGCCATCCACGTAATGCCGCGAATCTGCCCCGGACGGTCCACGCGAAAGCCGAGACGGCATTGCGCCGCTTCCAGCCGGCGAACGCGCATCCGGTACGTGCCGTCCTCGACGTGATACGCAACCACCCGGCCATCCGGATCCAGTTCCACCCCCTGCTGTACTTCGTTGCCCTTGATGGGCGACGTGCCGTAGTCGGTCAGCCGTGACGCTTCGATCATCTCGTAAGCCAGCGAGAGCACGCGCCCGGGATCGTTGAGGTGGACAGTATGCAGCAGTACGTCCCCGACGGTCGCCACGCGCTGCAGCCAGAGCGCCTGCATTTCGTACCAGTGGAGCTGACCGAAGGCGTCAGCCTGTTCCATCCACCGCTCTTTCAGGTCCTCGATCTTCGTGTTGGCACTCTCGTTGGCCTGGGGGTCGCCGCGTGAGTATTGGACCTTGGCCTGAGTTGTGATCCCGGTCCCGATCGTGTTGTCAGTCAGGACATCAATCACGTGCCGGCCGATGCCATCATTCCACCATAACCATTCAGCACGCTCCGCGGCATCGCGTCGGGACGTGCGCGTGAGGTCCTGCACGCTGCCGTCGACCCGCTTCCAGTTGCCCTTGGTCCGGTCGTCTGTGCTTGCGTCGAGGTAGGCGCGGACTTCCTCGAACGCCATGCGCTTCTCGAGGTGGCGCAGCGCAGCGCCATAGAAACCGAACGTGCCGAGGGCGCGTTCATAGGCCGACATACGGGTATCAGCGCGCGGCGATGGATCCCGGCCCCTGGGGGTCCTCATACTTCAACCCCCCGGAAGGACGCCACCGAACTGCCGCCGTCATCGCCAGTGGTCAGCGCGTCAATCTCGCCTGCCAGCCACTCCTGCTGGTCAAGCAGACGGTTGTACTCGACGCCGACCGCGCCGAAGTCCTGATAGGTCACGCTGACCGCGCCAAAGCCCTGGCTGTAGCCCTTGACCTTGGCAATGGTGGGATAGGCGGCCTCGATGTCGGCGATACGCGCCTCAACCCGGGTCAGCCGTGCCTGGTAGCGACTAAGTTTGCTCATGCAACCAGCATATGCCGCCACGCGGACGGGCGCAACACCATACTTGTAACAAACAGGTCACAAACTTACCCTTTTTATCGGGCCGTAGGGGCGCGGCCAACCCGTGCCCTGTGCTTGCGGGAGCCGAGCGAGGGAACCGCGGGTGCAGTCTCCACCGGCGATTCGCCGGTATAGGACGGGGGTGTTTCCCCCTCGGCCCTGATCACATAGTCAGCCGCCGACTGGTGACTCGGGAAGATCCGCCCGCAGACGTTGCACGCGTGCTGACGGATGACGATAGTCCCTTGAGTTTTCGGCCCGCGGCAAACCCGCGTTCGGGGTGATCCGCAATTCACACACTCAGTGTGCGCATACTCCGCGTACTTCTGGCCACGCCCGTCCCTCTTCGACTCTGTCTTCTCTGCCATGGTCGTACCTTTCTGACTGGCTGTCAGTCACTGCACTATGTGTTCTTCCACTTCAACGCCAAACGGCTTGTATGGTCCAGGACATGCGACGTTGGCGCCTTGGTTGATGCGCCGCAAGGCATCCGCCCAATGCTCCGCATCTGATTCCACGGCAAAGACGCCTTCGATGGTCACGTCATCATACCAGTGCGATATCACCAGATAGACAGGCTGCCCAGGCATGGCCCTTCTCCTTATTACCGTCGACCCGGGTTCCATTCGCGGGCCGGGCGGCCCGTGTACGGGTTGATCACGTCCGCGATGTCAGCGGCGGGTTGGTCGAGGTCATCATGGCCGCCGCCGAGGGTGAAAATTGTCGTAGCCGCAAGCTGCATCTTCTCGCAATCCAGCGCGTGGTTGTCTCCAATCTGCCGCCACTCAACCACGGGCCGGCCTTTCTTGGTCTGTTCGGTGACCTTCACTTCGCCAGCGAGTTGCGCCCAATAGCTGGCGCTCGCTTCTTCTTCCACATACCACGCACCGGGGTCCCCCGCACGGATGGCCCAACGGCTGAACAGCAGGTCCTTGTATCTGGAATCATTGATGCGGGCAAGGACAACTTCGCCTTCGAGGTATTGCCCCTTCTCCGGCGACGCAACCACCATCTGCCGTGTGTAGCGTACCGGTTCGTCGCCGCCTTCGCCCCTGGCCGGGAACACGCGGCCTTCATGCCGCAAGCAGTATTGGTAAACTTCATCGGTACGCCAGCCGCTGTCGATCAAAGCCCACGCCACCGGCATCCGGTCGCCGTCCGCACGGACAAACTCGCGACGCAGGATCCCGTCGAGTGCCGACAGGTTCGGGGGCAACACGCCCTCGGCAATCCCCCAGCTCGTCAGGTCGTGGCCCCAACCCCGGACCCGGTAGCGCAAGTGATCGTCGTGTACGTCCGCGGTCATCACCAGGACCGTCGCGGCATTCGGCACGCGCCCGCCGCGCAACCCCGGGAGTGTGAGCCGTGCCTTGAGTTCGTTAGCGTCAACCTTGCGACCAGTCGGGCGGTACGGCACCGCCAGGTCAGAGTTCATGAAGTCATGACGGGCTGCCTCGTCTTTGTACGCGTCGAACCAGCGATTAACCACCTCCCGCAGCCGCACCCACGGGGCGGCCCAGCTCGCCAGGTTGGACGCGTACCGGCTGGCGTCAGGGTTCCGGGCCTGCCACCGGCCACGCGATACCGCGCGGTTAATGTCGCCGTCGGCCCAGTGCGCCCCGCACGCCTCACATTCGTAGTACGCAGAGTCGGCACGCTGTTCCCGGGAGAGTTCCCCGGCGCGGTCCCACTTGACGCCGCCGGACCACCCGCCGCCAGTATCGGCGGGCTCAAACCATGTACGGTGTTCCGCGTTGAAGTACATCACCTGTTCGTGCTCGCACGCCGGGCACGGAACCCATAGTTGACACTGCGTAGAGTCCGGCCAATCACGCCAACCGGGAAGGTTTTCGAGGCTTGGCGTCGTGACGCAGAAGGAGTTGCCGAACTCGCCAAACGCAATCAGGCGGCGCAGCGCCAGGCGTTTCGCATCGGCCTCGCGGTCGGTCTTCCCGGCGAACTTCCCCTCTTCGTCGAGCTTCAGATGTTTCACCGGTTCCCCGGCCAGCGCACTCGGCGACCCAGCCCACGCGACCACCCAACTGCACGTGGTCAGCATGTATTCAAAAAGTTGCAGGTCCTGGGGATCCGCAACCAGGTCCGGCAGGCAGTCCGCCAGGAACGGTATCAGGTGTTTTCGGGAGCGCTTCCGCGCGGTCACGGCGTCCGGGTACACGATCATGCCCGGGCCGGGGTCTACGGCCGAATCGTAGGCCACCGTAAGTTGGAGCATGAACGTCTTGCCTACCTGGGCAGCCCAGATACAGTCAATGCTGTTGTATCGCCGGTACGCCCACAGCGGCGACCAGTCGCCGGTCATGTAGGGAGTCTGGTCGAACCGCACAGGGCCCGGGAACGGGGTCACCCGGGACGACATGGACAGGTGCCGGACGGCCCATTCCCACACCTCGAGGTCGGGGGCCGGTTCGAGGACATGGACAGCCCCGGACCAGAGCCGCGCGCCAAGCGTGGCGGCCGTGGGCATGGTCACCTGCTCAGCCCTAGCCATCGGCACCCCCGATCACGTCCGCCAGGATGGTCTGCAGGTGCCGCCGCGCGTCGCGGATTGCGTCGTCAATCTCGCGCCGGATGTCCCGCGATTCCTTCCCGACACACCTCGCAGCCACCTTCAGCCCTACGGCGTCGAGGTCGACTGTCATGGCCTGAACGCCCTGCGTGATGATCTTCGCCGCCTGCTGCACGTCTACGTACCGGCTCCGGCGATACATGATCAGCGGGAACTCTTTCTCCAGCTTCCGTCGGCGTTCCACGGTCTCCTGCCATGTCTTCTGCTGGATCGCCACCGCGGCGGCGCTCGGGGCGTCCGGGCCGCCGGTGCGGTATTCGTCCAGCGCCCGACACCACGCCTCGTACGTGGTGCGTTCCGCGTGTTCGAGCCGCCGTTGCATGGCTGTCAGGGTATCGGGGTCCGTCGGCAGTGGATCCGCAACGCCGGGCACGTCGGGCGTCTCAACGGATGACTGCCAAGCCTTCGCCACGCCTGCCCGCCCCCGGTGGGCGCCGCCCCGGACGTTGACCGCGAACCAGTCCTGCACCTCGCGAATGTCGAACATGTTCCGCGGCCGGCCGCGTTCTCCCGGCTTACGCGCCACGTGGTGCACGGGGCACCCCTTCCGTAGCGCGTTACGCAGCGCGCGTTCCTTGATGTGGAGCAGTTCGCAGAC